ATATCAAGCACCTAGTAGAAACAACAAGCCATCCGGACCTATACTGAGTTCCATTGAAGAACATTATAAAACCTTTGATCAGTTCAAGCAACAATTTGAGAAAGCAGCCATGGCGATACAGGGCAGTGGTTGGGTCTATTTGGCCAAAGACGGCAAGATAAAGACTATTGTGAATCATGAAATTAAAAAAGATATTGTGCTATTGATAGATTGGTGGGAACATGCATGGGCCTTAGACTATCAATCAGATAAATCAAAATATCTAGAAAATCAATGGAAAATAATAAACTGGGACTTCATCAATGCTAGAAACCTGTTGTGATATACTAGTAGATGCTTACAAACGGAATTGGATTACCAGCAGAGATGGTAATATTTCTATACGACATCACGATCGTGATCATTTTTACATCACACCATCGGGAGTGCGTAAGCAGACTCTGCAGCCCGATCAGTTTAAGAAGATAAAGATCCTCGAAAACGGACCAGTCTCTCTTTGGAGAGAAGAGTTTTATACTGATATCAGTGCTAACCTCAAACCCAGTGGAGAAATTCCCTTGCACTTTGGTCTGCAAAAACGGATGGGACAGCACAACAATGAAGTTCGTGTGGTAGTGCATGTGCATCCCACCTATTGTATTGCAGCCATGCATGCCGGAATTGATTTAAATACCATTAGCAATGAGTTTCCAGAACTTAATCGCTACACCAAGGTAGCACCCAATGTAGGTGATGTACCTCCCATTAGCCAAGCTCTAGCTGACCAGTGTCATAAGATGTTACAATTAGATAACGAGGGCAATATTGCCTATGACATAGTTGGAATTAAAGGGCACGGGGTTGTGGCCATTGATGTGACTCCGTGGCGTGCCTACGAGCACATAGAACGATTAGAACATATATGCAAGATAGTTCTTGCATCAGGAAAATTCAAGGAGCTTACATGAAAAAATTAATCACAATATTATTGGTCAGTATGATGGCGTTTGCCAGTGCGAGTGCAGAAGCCAAACGCATGGGCGGTGGCAAAAGCATGGGGCAACAAAGTAGTAACGTGAGCAAGAAACAAGCGGCACCTCCTGCACAACCAACATCCCCAACAGCGGCACCTGCACCAGCACCTAGTCGTCCATGGGGAGCCATGTTAGGCGGCTTGGCAGCAGGCCTGGGCTTGGCATGGTTGGCCAGCAGTTTAGGCATGGGTGAAATGTTCGGCAATATCTTAATGGCTCTGTTGATTGGTGTAGCAGTTATGGCAGTGATAGGTTGGTTCATGCGTAAGCGTATAATGACCAGTAACGACAACCTTGCCTATCAAGGACCACAAGCAAGTCCTCAAGCAACACAACCCACAAGATTCTCAGGCGGATCAATGATTGGATCAGCATTGACAACAACTACATGGAGTATACCCGCAGACTTTGATGTGATAGGATTTGAGACAGCAGCCAAACAAAACTTTACCTTGCTACAAGGTGCCTGGGACGGTGCAGACATCAGCACACTCAGCAACATGATGACAGACACAATGTTGAAAGAAATCAAAGAACAGTTGGCACAACGTGATGCCAACGAACTGCACAGAACCGCAGTGATATCTTTATCAGCAAAACTGTTGGGAATAGAAGAAACTGAAGCAGATTATATCGCCAGCGTAGAGTTCACAGGTGTAATACAAGAAACAGTAGGCGAACAAGCTGAACCATTTGAAGAAGTATGGAATATGACTAAATCAAAATCACAAGGTGGCTGGCTGTTGGCAGGAATACAAACCAGGGAATAATAATGAGCAAAAGACAATACAACCTATCTAACAAAACGGATTATGCGAATCGCAAAATGTTTTTAGATCCTGCAGGTCCAGTAACCATTCAGAGATTCGAAGAAGTCAAATACAACAAGATCGCTGACTATGAAAAAACAGCACGAGGATTTTTTTGGGTACCTGAAGAAATCAATCTTTCAAAAGATGCCAACGATTTCAAAGATGCTAGTGCCGCGGTCAAACATATTTTTACATCCAATCTCCTGCGTCAAACTGCTCTAGACAGCCTGCAGGGCCGAGCCCCTAGTCAGGTGTTTATGCCGGTGATCAGCCTGCCAGAACTAGAAGCATTGATCTACAATTGGACCTTCTTTGAAACCAACATTCACAGTCGTTCATACAGTCATATTATCCGCAACATCTACAATGTGCCCAAGGATGTGTTCAACACAATCCATGACACCAAAGAGATTGTAGACATGGCTGCCAGCGTGGGTAGATACTATGATCAACTGCATGAAATCAACTGCAGAAAAGAGATAGGTGAAAAGATATCTGAAAAAGATCATGTGCGAGCCATATACATGGCCCTGCATGCTTCATATGCTCTAGAAGCATTCCGCTTCATGGTATCGTTTGCCACATCATTGGCCATGGTAGAGAATCGCATATTCATTGGTAACGGCAACATCATCAGCCTAATCCTACAGGACGAACTGCTACACAAAGGGTGGACCGCATGGTTGATCAATCAGGTAGTCAAGGAAGATCCAAGATTCGCAGCTGCCAAAGCAGAATGTGAGGCAGAAGTATATCAGTTGTATCTAGATGTTATAGCTGAAGAAAAGTCCTGGGCAGATCATCTGTTTAAATTGGGTCCGGTGATTGGACTTAACGCAGCCATACTCAAAGATTTCGTAGACTATACCGCTGTGGGTGCGCTCAAAGACATAGGTATCAAATATCAAGCTACTGCCCCAAGATCAACTCCAATTCCTTGGTTCAACAAGCACACTGATACTTCAAAGAAACAGAGTGCTCTACAGGAAACCGAAAGTACCAATTATGTGATAGGTGTTATGGGTGAAAATCTTGACTACGATGCTCTTCCGGCTATATAATAAATCATGTACAAAGCACAATTCAAAAGAACAAACCCATACGAGTCATGGACTACGATTGGTAGTTATGGCAACGAACAAGCAGCCATATCTGCAGCCTTGAGCTATAAAAACAAGGGTATGCTAATGGTTCGAGTCACTGACAAAAAAGGTGCTGTGATATATTCAAGTTAATTATGAAAACACTAAGAGAATACATAAACCTTATCGAAGGTAAAATCAACGACAGTTGGTTTAAGGACGGCAGTTTTAAAACATTTAAAAAACCTATTCCAGTACCATACAAGATTGCTGACAGTGACGGTGTAACAAACACTTTAGAAGGGCCAGTGGAACATAAAGCCGGTCATTACATTATGGGGCCAGGTCCTAAGAAAGAATTTTGGCCTCTTGACCCAGATAACTTCCATGACAAATATGACGATAACAATGACGGCACAGGAACTCCCAAAGGTGGTGTTGTAAAATTGGCCAAGTTAGCAGACCATGACGGTATAGTAAAAGCTAGTTGGGGTGATCTAGAATATACCTCGGGCAACGATGTTATTGTTCGGCATGGTGAGGGAGACTACGGTGTGGTTAAACTAGACATCTTCCAACAGACATATGATACAAAGGAAATGACATGAAAGCTGTGATATGGAGCAAATATAATTGTCCTTATTGTGATCAGGCCAAGGCACTGCTAAAACAACGAGGCATCCCATTTGAAGAAAAAAAAATCGGAGATGGATATACCAAAGAAGAATTGTTAGAGGCAGTGCCCTCAGCAAGAACAGTACCACAGATTTTTCTAGGTGAAGAACTCGTGGGTGGATTTACAGAACTAAAGAAAAGGTTAGAAAATGTTAATTGATAAAGGCGTAACAGTAGGTGAAGTAATCACTCTAAAACTAACTAGTGGAGAAGAATTAGTAGCCAAGCTGGTTGATGATCAGATCATGCACTACAAACTAGCCCATCCCATGGTGATTGCTATGAGTCCAAAAGGACCTGCACTCATGCCATATCTGTTCACTGTGGATCCCAGCAAAGAAATTAGACTAGCTAAAGCTGTGGTGGCTGTGGCAGAAGCCACTGATAAATCATTTGCAGATCAATTTATACAGCAGACCACTGGTATTGCACTGGCTTAAATAGTTCATGGCAACTACACCAACCCCACAATCGACTAGTGTTGGCCCAAGTGGCGGAATAGGGCCTTTTCCTAATCTACCTCATCAACATTCTCCAGGCAGTTTAAATCGTCAAGAACCTCTTTACAATCCCTACAATGTGTTTGCCAATGGTGTGGAAATTGCACTTTACAACGCTGCAACCACTCCGGGAACATTTGCCTCTGCAGCAGTACCAAAAGTCACAGTAACAGCAGCTATCAAAAACGTAGAAGGTGATGATGACAATACCGCAGGTAAAGCAGAAGCTGATAGATTTCTCGCTGAAGGACGTATTACTGCTGCTGAACACAAAGAACTAACTACAACACCAACTCCAAAAACTGAAGGAGTAGCAGCCAGTAAAGACAGACCAGCAGATAGACCTACCGCCGCAGTCTCGGGTGATATTACATTTGGTACTGTGCTTACTCCGAATGGTACTACTCTTGGCCAGATGATTAAAAATGTAACCTTTCCTAGAACCATAGCACAGTTGGCAGAACATTCACCTTTGGTATCTGGTCCGCAGGCAGTGGTCAACAATCTCGCAGGATTGGCATTGAATGTCATTGAACCTATCAAGGCCAAATATCCCAGCATGCTGATTACCAACACTTATAGACACGGTGCTAGTATCGGTGGCGGACAGCACGGCACTGGCCAGGCTGCAGATCTGCAGTTTCGAGGAGTAGGAGCGCATGACTATTTTGAAATAGCACAATGGATCAACAAGAACATACCCTATGACCAACTGCTGTTGGAATATCTACCAGGCAAAACTGTTTGGATACACATCAGCTACGCAATTCCCGGATTGCCAAGCGGTGGGTCAAATATAAGAAAGGCCAAACCGCAAAACATATTGGCCACGCTGAATGGTGCGGCAGGGGGAAAATTCACCCCAAATCTGCATAAAGATATCATAGTGGCTGCGGTACCTAACAGAGTGGTGGCTGCCTAATGAAAAAATTATTCTGGAATGCGTTGGGATTCCTAAGTCTAGGTATGGCCTACATAGGAGTCATTACCCCTGGCATACCCTACAGCATATTTGTGGTGTTCGCGGCCTACTGTTTCTCAAAGGGTTCAGAACGCATGCATCGTTGGATCTACAATCACCGGTTGTTTGGACCATTTCTCACAAATTGGAACACCAAAAGAGTGTTCCCGCAGAAAATGAAATATTTCATGCTGTTCATGATGTCAACCAGTTTGGTGATCATGTGGTTGACTTCAGTGCCCGTTCGTGGTATAATATATACAGCACTGTTTATGTTGTGCGTGGCAGTTTGGGCATGGAGATTTCCTAGTTCAGTCGAGGAATATGATCGCCGAATAACTGCGGGAAAACGCATAGGTTGGATTAAATAACACA